GGTGCTGCCGCCCGTCAGATAGACCACATCGCCGGCGACAAGCGTGCCCGACACCGCACCGACGAAAGTCGCGTCGAGAATACCGGTGACGCCCGGGGCCGGTCGCAGCTCGATCGGGGTGACGACCGCAGAGATCTCGACGCTCGGGCAGCTCATAAGATCTTGGTCTTCGCGTTGACGATCAGACGCTCGTCGCCGACGGGTAGGCGCTGCGGTTTACCTGCGAGATCGACCGTATAGATCTGCGCCCGATACTTGCCGGGCTCGATGTCGGTCGGCCCGAAGCTGAATTCGACGACACCGTTCGGGCCGTCGGTGATCACTCCGGGGATCGACAACGGCCCCGCCACCGGTCGATCCATGTGTAGGTTGACGGTCCACCCGGTAATATCGCCGACACCGACAAGCGTGACCTGCCGAACGGGTCGCTCGTCGCTCTCGGTGAAGTTGAGCAGTCTATCGCGTGTCGCCATTGCCCGCCTCAGCTCGTATAGGTCCGAATGAAGTGCTGCACCCCGCCGATCGTGATCTCGATCCTCCCACTGACGACCGATGTCGAGCCGGCAGAATCCGCGTCGATGATCTCGAGGTCTTCTGTCGATAGCCCCGAGAGCTTGAGAGCCGGCCCGGTCGCACCCGCGTCCAGCTGCCCGTGAAGCGCTGCGGCTGCGCTATTCGTCGAGCTATTGAACCCGAGCACGGCATCGTTGGGGGTGCTCCCGTCGATCGACCCCTTGACCCCGCCACCGTTGATCCCTGCGTCGTTCTGACCTTCGACGCCATACACGCCGGCAGCGACGGCGGTGCCACTCACCCCGGGGCCGGTGCCGCCGGTGGCATCGCCTTCGACCGCCGGGGCTGCGGCAGTAGAGACGCCGATGACAGCCGCGTCGGTTGCGTCGTTGCTCTCGCCTCGCACCCCCGGGCCATTCACTGAAGTCCCGAGCACACCTGGCCCGTCGTCGCCGTTGCCTTTTACCCCGGCCCCGGTGCCGTTGCCGTCACCCCTGACGCCGACTGTATCGGTGGCGATGCCGAGACCATAGACACCCTCGCCGCCGGTGTCGCCACCGTTGCCCCGAACGCCCCGACCCGAGCCGGTGCCGCCGTCGCCGATGATACCTGCGAGCCCGGTCGCACCCGCTTCGCCGTGGATACCGATGCCGGTGCCGGTGTTCTTGCCCTCGACCGCATACCCGCTTGCCGTATTCTCGCCGTATATCGTTGCGTTTCCGGTGCCGGCGTTTTTGGCATCGACCGCGCTGCCGGTGCCGGTGCCAGCCGCTGCACCCGATCGAGCGTGCACTGCGATCCCTGTGGTGCCGCTGACCGCGCTGACCCCGATCCCGGTGGTCCCGCCGCCCTGACCCTGAAGTCCTACACCGCCCCCCGTGCCGCCTGTCCCATGAACTCCCGTGCCTAGTGGGCCACCGAACGCAGAAACGCCCCTGCCGGTGCTGCCGACCTCGAGCGAGCCCGATGCCGTGACCCCGTGCCCGTCATCCTCGCCACCGAGAAAAGAGCCGCCCGGAGACCCATCAGCGCCGACCCCGCGAACGCCCCCGCCACCGTTGCCAATGTCGAGCCCGACGACACCGAAGCCGCCACCCGCCGCAGAGTTTGTAGCCTCGATCCCGCTCTCACCGATGACCGTTGCGGCAGAGTCGATCCCGTTGATGCCGACCCGGTCGGGGCTGCTGCCGACGCTGAACGTGTCGCCGACCCACTGCGACCACTGCCAAAGCCGGTTCAAGAGCCAGTTGAAAAACTGAGCCGGGGGCTTCTCGGCAGCCACCCACCCGATATCTTTCTTGCCTGCTGCGGGCTCGACGATGTCGCCGCCGACATCCGCCCACCGGGGCTGCTGTGTTGGTTGTGTCGGCACGTTAAACCCCCGTCACACTTGAGAAGTTGCCACCGACGAGCGGATCGCCGGTGTCACCGAAGCCTGACCCGTCGACCCCGCCGAAAAACTCGAAGGGGTTTGCGATGTTCGTGCGAACGAAACAGCGCACACCGGCAGGCTTTGCAAGACATATAGCACGAGCGAGCTCAGACTCGACACCTGTGAAGACATCATCAACGACGAGCTCGAACGCTGCCGGGTACAGCTCGTCGATGTGAAAGTCGATGCCCCCCGGCAGCAGAGCCCGCGCGATCTGCAAGAGCTCTTCCGGGGTGCCAGTCGAGAGATTGATCCGAACCTGAGCGCCGATGCGTACCCGATACGCCGGATCCTCGAGCCCGTCACGTGCGCCCCCGACGATCGAGCCGATGCCGTCGAGCTGTACACCTGCAGCCGCTTCGAGCGTGCGCAGCCGAAAGAGCTGTTCGAAGACATCCTCGAGACCGACTTCGATCATGCGTGCCCCTCGACCTGATCGACAAGCTCGATCAGTAGCCCTTGCAGGTTCGGCGAGTCTGAAAACTGCGAGAGCAGCCGGCTCTTCGCTTCTTCGCGGTGCGTTGTCTTCTTCGGCAGAAACGGATCGGACGTGAGCTCACCGGTCGTGAAGCCCCACACGAGCTGCGACGGGGTCGCTACGGTGTCCTGTGCGTCGATCTGAACCGTGTACGCAGTGAAGGGGTCGAGCGCAAAGAGCCGCGTGATCTGGATTCGGTACCCGTCGGGCACCGCGTCAACGCTGCCGGCCCATGGCCCGACCACGATCCCCGCCTCGACAGCGAGCCCGCCGACCTCGACAACTTGCGCGCACACCGTCGCCAAGTCCACCCCGAGCACGGTGTCGACGATCGTGACGTCGAGCACGAGCACCGGAGCCACACCGACAGTGTCGGCGAGCGGTGCGATCGGGGTAATGACCGGGGCTGCCATCAGAGCACCACCGCCGAGACGATGATCCGCGACGTGTCCCACTCGCTGATCTCGGTCGGGTCGATCGCGATGTCGAGCCCAGCAACGACAGCCGTCTCGCCGATCTCGATCCGGGTGATATTGACGACCCCGACGGTGCTCGCCGGGCAGTACAGCTTTGAGATGTAGACATCGGTGCCGATGCCGAGCGCGTCACCGTAGTCAACGAGAGCCTGCTTTAGGATGTCGTCACCGGTTACCGGGTAGGTGCCGTCGACCTCGACATCGATCTCGACGTATATGTCGACCTCGACCGGTCTCGAAAATGAGATGTCCTGCGGATCACCCTGCGAGTCTTCGGCGGTGCCCGAGATCGTGCCGAACGACTCGATCCCGGCGGGCTTCACGAGCCACAAGAGATCGATGATATCCTGATCGGTGCCACCTTGAACCACCGGCTCGAATGAGTGCGCGGGTCGCCCGTCGCCATCGACCGCGTCGGTGTCATTCTCGAAAATTAGAGCAGCGGTCACACCGTCAACGTCGGTGAGCAGCCGAGCTCGAATCGCTTCGACCGTACCCGCGCCGATCACCTGTAGCGATGACGCTCGACGAGCTCGAAAGTCCGGATCGGTCTCGATGTTCCTGCCGAGAGCAGCGTCGAGCCGGTTCATTCCGGCCCGCCGGGTCGTGTCGAACGCCAGCACGGGGTTGGCGGTGCCGCCGGTGACCTCGAGCACGCTGCCGGCCCCGTCGGTGTCGCTCTCGAGAAAGACAAAGCCGGTGGTGCCGAGCTCGAAAGAGCTTGCCCCGGTGATGTCGGCATCGATGACGGCTGCGACCTCGGCAGCAGTCGCCGCCCCGATCGCGGCAAAGTCTGCCGTCTCAAAGAGCGCGGTCTGCTCGGCACCGTCGTCGACCTTGATCGTCAGCGTCTGGCCATTCACGAGCGCGTAAGTCTCGGCGGTGTCGTTGACGATCGCGGTCTTCGCGGTCCACCCGACCGCCGGGGTTTTGATGGTGTCGAGCGTGTCAGCGTTCGCGATGATCGGCCCGAGCTCGACGCTCTCGGCTTCGGCCGGCGTCAACGCTTGCGCACCGCTCGTATTGCTGACATCTGCGGTCGTTCGGAATTCGTTACCAGCGGCACCCACACCGACGAGAGAGCCCGCCGGGATCGCCGTAGTGTCTGCCAAGTTGAGCAGCAGATCGACGGTTGAGCGGGTCGCTGGCAGCCTTGTAAGCCCGACAATCGCTGCGACGTTGTCGAGCGCTTCGTCGGTCGCGCTGTCGGGGTACATGCTGCGATAGTCTGCGAGCGCAACTTCCCATGCTTCAGCGAGTTGCGCCGAGAAGATCTTGACCGTCTGCCCGAGCACGCTTGCCGAGCTCGTATTGATATCGCCACCGAAGCGAGCCCGAAGCGCTGCGACGAGCTCGTCTTCGATGTCCTGCTGCGTCTTGAGCACAAACCCGGCAGCGGTCACCCCGAAAGCCATCAGCCCACCTCGAAGACTTCAGAGAAGTCGAGCGGCTCGTCGGAGCCGGTTACCTGTAGCGCTGCCGAGACGCTCGCAGAGCGAGCAGCCTTGTCGGTCTCGATCGACAGCTCTCGGATCTCTATCACACCGGGCGTTTCGATCATCGTTTCTCGCAGAATCGCCAGCACCCGCGCGTTGCTCGTGCCCTTGCTGAAAATCTCTTGCAGATATGGCACACCCTCGCGCTCGTCGAGAAACCACTCGCCCAGAAGAAAGCGCAGCCGGATCTCTAGATGTTGCCGGATCGCTTCCGGCCCGGTCACAAATTCCAGATCGTTGGTGGTGAGCTCGAGATCGCCCGCCGTTGTCAGTGCCCAGTCACTCATACGATCACCAATTGCGACGGCCCGGGAAACGTCGCAGTGCCGAGAGCGTTCGCGGTATGCATGACCCCCGCGATAGCGTCTGCGGAGTCTTCGAGCGATAGCGCTGCGGTCGTGTTCGCTGCGAAGACCGTCGCGAGCCCCGTTGCGATCGATGCGATGCCGGTCGGCGGTGTGATAACCGTTGCGCCGGTGAAGTAGGCAGAAGGGGCCGCAGCCATCGCGCCCCACCATGCGACGAGCCCCGCCTGAATTGCAGCCGCGCCGGTGGTCGAGAGTCCTGTCATCGCGTCACGCATGACGTCTCGCGTTGCGTCGAGCGCTGCCGTCAGAATCGGCAGAGACGGAACCGCGATCTGCGCGTCGGTGAAATACTCGAGCCACGCATCGGCCCATGCCTGACGCGCGGTGCTCTCGGTGTCCGTCGCCGTGATCTCAGCTTCGAGCTCGTCGCCGAGTTTTGTCATGCTCAGCGTCACGGGGTCGACTCGTTGTCGGGGATGATCACCCGGCTCGAATTGATAAGCGGGTCCCAAGCGGGGACCACCGGTGCCGCCGGTGGCGGTCCGCTCGGGCCGGTGCCCGTCGGGTGCGTGTGCGTCTCGAGCCACGAAACAAGCCCGCCCGCCGTCGTGCCGTATAGCGCTTCGAGATGATCGGCGATAGCCACCGACACCGCCGGGTGATTCCGCAGCGTCGCCTCGAGCACATCAGCCGAGATCGTCAACTGGAGCCCGCCGTCATCCTTGCCGAGCACCGCCCGATCCGCGCTCGCCTCTTTGAATGCTCGCCGGTATGCCTTGCCGCCGGGGATGAAAAAGCCATCGCTGAGATCGTGAGAGTGCGTCCACCCCGGTTCGACTTCGCCACCGTCGCCACCGACCCACCTATCGATCGACCGGTCGCAGAAGATCGCAAAGCCCTGATCGCCCTCGGTGA